ATCCCAAAAACAAAACAAGCCTCCACAAATACCTGCAACTCTGGCCAAGAGGACACGGAAAAACCACAGGAATCATCCTATACATCCTCTGGCTAATCGGCAACAACCCAGACATAAACGTGCAAATCGTAAGCAAAACCGCGAGTCAAGCAGAAGCAATATGCACAGCCTTGATGTCCACCATAGAGCACGACGAGAACTATATCAGACTCTTCGGCAACCTCAAACCAGCACAACCAATAAAGTGGACTAGCCAACAATTCATCATAAAACGAAACGAAATAAGCAAGAACCCCACAGTCAAAGCAACCGGGTTAATGGGTCCAATCACAGGGGGAAGAAACGACCTAATCATAGACGACGACATCATAGACGAAGAAAACGTGAGAACCCGCTTGCAACTAGAAAAGGTAAGCACATGGTTCAACAAGATTCTGTATCCAACTTTGTATCCATGGGGCGGAATCATAGTCATAGGCACAAGATGGAGCTACGCCGACCTCTACGCAGAACTCATCGAAAAGTGGCCCCACAGCGTACTAGCCGCCATAGAACAAGACGAACACAAAAAACCAACAGGCAACGTGCTCTGGCCCCAATACTGGCCCCTCAAAAAACTGCTAGAACGTAGAAACGAAATAGGCTCAACAATCTTCGACTGCCAATACCAGAATGACCCCACAGGCATGGAAGGATCACTACTCAAGGCAGAGTGGCTACGCAGCTACGACACGCCAAAACCGTACAAGCTCACATGGCTCGGAGTCGACCCCGCACTAGGCGAAGGCGACAAACATGGCATCGCAGTCATAAGCCAAACCCACACACTAGACCGCTACCACCTAAGAGAAGTGTGGTGCCAACGCGTACCCTTCCCCCTGTTCCTGAAGCAACTGAAAGAAATGGCAAGTACATATAATCCAGCCAAAATCTACATAGAATCAAACGCCTTCCAGAAAGTGCTAATCTTCCTCCCTGAACTGCGTGGATTGCCCATAGTGCCCACCCAGACCCTTCGTGACAAAGAGTCGCGGTTCATTGCCATGAGCAGCCACTTTGAGGCAGAACGCATAAGAATCAACCCTATCCTTAACAGTCAACAAAGCGAGTTCTGGAACCAGTGGGTGCAGTTTCCACGCGGACAATACGACGATGCTTTAGACGCGGTGGAAATCGTCAGTCGCAACACTGTGGGGCACCAAACAGGATTCTTCGCATAATCATAAATGGTGAATCAACATGAAAGGTTTAAGCAAACTCAAAAGCTGGTTCAGGCGCACACACAAAATCGTGCCCTTAGACAACTTTAACCCGACCAATCACCTGTCCACAGTGAAGGAGCACAGAGAAACCATCGAAGCCTACGCTTGCCCAAAATGTGGCAACAAGAACCTGAAAGTCCTGTCTCTTGAGGAAGGCGACAAGGGATGGGAAGCCACCGTGCAATGCAGCAGATGCCAGTCAAGCATGACTTTGAATAACACGGGGTTCAGAGCAAACTTTCAGGACAAAATCGGGATAGAAAAGAAATAGCCTACGAGCAGTCTTTCGGGCTAACAGTTATGTAATTTTGTAAGCATTCTTGCGACAGTCGATTATCTATAATCTTTTTGAGAGATGAATCAACCTCAAAACCTATAAATTTTCTATCAAGTTCTTTACACACTTTTGCGGTAGTTCCTCCACCAACAAAAGGATCAAGAATTGTGTCGCCATTATTGGTTAAAACTGATATCACTTTTCTAGGAAAACTTGTATTTTGACCCCATGCATGAAACCGTTTATCACGTCCTTTGTCATAATGAAGGTTAGCCAACCACTCGAGCCTTTTTGGTTTTCCTTTAGTCATAACAATCACTGGTTTACAACCTACCATAATTTTTTTAGACCAAAAACGAGGATACCCACCCATGTGTTTTATTTCAAAAAGCCAAAACCAATCAAGATAAGGTTTCATCAAATCTAAAATTTCAGGTATAAATTGAGCTCCACAATAAGCAAAAAGATAACTTCCCTCTTTTAATACTCGTTCTCCTTCTCGAGCTAAATCACCGTAAAGATAAATGCAATCTTTAAGATATGGTGGATCAGTTATTATCAAGTCAATACTGTTTGATGGAAGTTTTGCCATTCCTTCTCGAGCATCTTCAAATGATATCATTTTCTTTATTTCCCACCAAAACAAATATTCATTCTAATTCACCGTATTACTCTTCATAAACTTACCTTATAAAATCTTTGAACAGGTCATAGAAATGCCAACTGGATTCAGAACCCAAGCAGGACAACTAATCTCCCTACAAGAAAAATTCAGGGGATACTTCGCAACAGGACAACCCACCCACAGACGACGCAAAATACACCTCGGCGAATACAGCTGGCGCAAACGCTGCAAATACGCAGAACAAATCGTGCAACAGCACCCCCTAGCCAAATCTCAAATCCTAACCATAGCAGGACAACTCATGGCAGACGGAGTATTCACAGAAGCAGCGTACACTGAGGGGCCACACAAACGCAGAGCAGAAGAAGCCAAAGACCACATCGACGAACTCAACAAAAAAATAGGCCTCGACACCCTGCTATTCGACACCGCAACAGACATGGCAAAACTGGGCAGCTGCTTCTGGGAAAAAACCGAAACCCCAATCTACGATGTGCAAAGATTCACCCAACAGCAAACCATAGAACCCGCAGAACAGGACATGAACGGCAACATAACCCGATGGCGCCAAAACAGCACAGAATGGACAACAGACAACATCATGCACTTCCCATGGAACATAACCGCAATCACATGGCCCTACGGCACCACCCTCTTCAGCGGGCTAGGATTAGTATTCGAGATTCTTGAACAACTACAAGTCGACGTACAAGAATTCATGCACCACGCAGCCTTCCCCTTCGAACTATGGCAAGTAGGCGACGGACAATACGTCCCACAGGGCACAGAAATAAGCAGCATCAGAACCGCCATAAAAAACTGGGAACCCGGGGAACACCACGTCACCAGCTACCCCATCGAATTGAAAACAGGAGGTACAGGCGACAAAACCATAACCAACCTCAACGAAATCCTAGACTTCCTCTACAACGAAGCCATAGATGGACTCATGATCCCTCCCATATCTAAGCAGTGGAGCAGCACCATGGCTTCAGCGCAGGAGATGTTGCCATGGGCGCGCGCCAACCTCATCCAGCCCATGCAGCGGATCATCAAACGCAAAATCGAAAACGAGTTGTACACGCCCTATCTTGAGAGTCTCGGTTACAGTGTGAAGGTTTGTCCTCGCCTGTCGTTTGAGGCTCCAGACGCACATAAGTTAGATGACATGGAGTACTGGATGGGGGCTGTGCAATCGAATATTGTACCTGCCGAGTATGCCGCGGAACAGCTTGGCTTTGACTTAGAGAAGATTAAGCGGTTACGTGACGAAGAGGCTCAGAGGCAGGCAGAGCAGATGCAGTTTCAGAAGGTTCAGATGCAACAGCAAGTTAATCAGCAGCAGAATGAATCGCCTAAAAATGAGCCGAGTGTGGGCGAAACTTATAGGGGTGGGGGGTATTCCCGTTATTTAGGGGTTCCAACTCTCGAAGAGAGAGTGCTGAAAATTAAGGAGGATGAATGCACCGCTAATGGTGGGGTTTGGAAAACCATAAGGGGTACGCATGTGTGCATTAGGAAAGGTGAGACTGCGGCGGATGCGTTCAAGAGGACAACGGGGAAGAGTTTGGATAATAAGACACCAAAAGACATAAATATCCCTAAGGCAGATAATAAGACGGGAAAAGACATGATAGCGAAGAAAAAATACTCTAATATGATCACTCCAACAAGCTACAAGAAACCCATAGTCCTCATCAATGACAATACAGGAGAAACTGCAGTATTTGATTTTGAACATGAAACAAGAAATGCGGTGGGATACAAAACGAAACGTGGTGTTGTTTGGCTTCCAAAAAGCAACGCAATACCTGCCAATATGATGTATGACGCAAAAACTCGCCAAGTGGTGAAAGACCTTGGTTTCAGTACCCATTCTGCAACCGCTTATCGTGTCAAAGATTGGCTCTGGCAACAACATGCCATCGGCATACAAAAATATCGTGAACTAGACCCATCATACAAATAGGAGGAATAAAAAGATGTCGTCTTTAAAAATTTTTGATAATGAGGAACAAAACTTGCTATACAACCAATTTTTGCAAGCTAATGCAAGAGGAGACTTTGAGACTGCAAAGAAGTTAGCAAAAATTCTTTCAGAACATAATAGAAAAGACCCCGAGTTCAGGAAACTATTAGATCAAATTGGAATAAGGTAGTGTAAGTATGAATTGCCCTAAATGTGGAACTGAAATAAAGCCTATAAGTTACCGTTTCACGAAGAGTCTCACCAAGTCGGGTAACAGCCTCGTAATCACAATCACCGATGAAGTCAAGCAAACACTGAACTTAAAACATGGCGACTTACTGGAAATACAAATCACAAAACAATAATATCTCCCTTTTTTTATTTATTTTTTTTAAGATGTATAACCTTATTGAACAAGCTGACCGTACAGACTCCTATAGTCCACATAACTGGTGGATATTCGACGCAAAGCAGACCAGCCCCAAAACCTGCCCAGTATGCCAATCACTTGACGGGTCACATTACAGGGGCGACGAACTGCAAACAGCATTTCCGTATCACATCCAAATTTCAGCCAACAAAATCAAAGCAAAAGTTCACCCGCATTGTAGATGCTTGCTGATTTGGACAGGATACACCAAAGACGTGCTGACTAACCCCTACGGCATCCTAGACCGCAAACGCGAAAGAGTGAAGATACCAGAGAAGGATAAGGTGAAGCTGTCACCCAGCCAATGGAGAATGTGGGCTGGAGTGGCACATTATAGCAGAGAAACATTCAGAGGAAAAAGAAGATGGAACACCCAAGCCTAAATAGAGCAAAAACCACAAACTTCACCACTAAACCGTTAGTGGACGCCAAAGAAATCGAAGCCATAGCAAAAAAGGCGTTACTTAAAGAGGTAGAAGCGGAAATCGAAAGACTAACACATCAAGATGACACACAAAAAGAGATATTGTATATTCTCAAAGAAATAAGAGAAGTGGTGACCAAAACCAGCGAAGAAAACGCGAAAACAGCTGCAACCAAGTTATTGGTGCTAAACAGAATTAAATATCTATTGGGGATGTGAACGATGACTGAACTGTTCAGTGACGGTTTCGAGAGTGGAAACTTCGATGAATGGACATCAAACAATACAACAGACACATTTACAGTAGACACAAATAACCCTCATCATGGAACATACGACGCAGAGTTTTCTATAGCGTCTGGCGCAACTAAATATGCTCGATGCAGAAAAACAATAGCTTCAAATCCAATAGTTTACATGAGAGGTTACTATTATTTCGACAGCTTTTCAACAATCACAGCACCACACCATATAGGATTAATTTCGATAGGCAGTTACCCAAACGTAGCAACTGCAATTATCGTAAAAAGCGATGCCACTAATTATTGGGGTGTAGAAGTTTGGGAAACATCACAAACAAAATATGTTAGCGCAGTTGAGCCGACAACGGAAAAATGGTATTGTGTAGAGCTGCTTCGAGACGTAACTAACAACATTGTTACTTTATGGATTGACGATGTAGAAGTTATAAGCGAAAGCAAAGCTCAAACGGTGAACACAACAAACGTTGACGGTGCAATATCTTGGATAACCTATGGTGCGGCAGTAGGTCAATGTGACTGTGTTGTTGTCGCCGACGCATACATCGGATGCGAAGCAGAAGGCGGGCAACAACTATTCACATTAATTAACATGATGGAGTACTAAAAATGGCAAGTCATTACCTAAGAAAATATGGAGTAGAGGCAACAGTAGACTTTGAACTCTACAAGCTTGATGGCACAGGACTAAAAATCGATGCTGCGTCTGCAACTGGAGACATCACATTAAACAGGGATGAAGCCGCAGAGGAACAGCTTGACGCGGACGCCTTCGTTGATGAGGGCAAAAGTTACTCTCTGGTGCTGTCCGCCACTGAAATGGAGGCAGCCCGAATAATTGTTCACATCATAGACCAGTCATCTCCGCAGGTTTGGCTGGACAAAACCCTTATCGTGGAAACCTACGGCAACGCCTCAGCTCAGCATGCCTTCGATTTAGACACCGCAACACAGGATGTGAATCTGACCAAAATAAGCGGAGACACGCAATCCGCCACAGACCTTAAAGACTTCGCTGATGCGGGTTATAACCCCGCAACAAACAAAGTCACAGGAGTACTATTAACTGACACCACAACCGCCGTCACAAACGCGGTCACGGTAAGCGACAAAACAGGATTCAGTTTAGCCGCTGACCAATCAGGCGTTACCATCGGCACAGTCAACACAGTATCCGCTACTGGAATCGACGGAATATGGGACGAAGTAATAGAAGGCACATTAACGGGAAGACAAACACTTCGCCTTAACTTAGCCATGTTGGCGGGAAAAAGCAGCGGTGGTGGAACTGTAACACTCAAATACCGAGACACAGGAGACGCAAAAGATAGGCTAACCTTCACAGTAGACGCGAATGGCAACAGAACAGGTGTAGCAAGGAACGTGAGCTAAAATGGTTCTCATAAAGGCTGGCGTATGGCATACAACAGTGTGGGCAGACAGAACATGGCAAACAGACTTGTGGCTCGAGTACGGCACATCAACCCCCCCAAGAATTCCCCCAAAATTGGGAATGTACCCCGCACGTCGCAGACGTTTACGCCGACCAAACCCATTCATATCTGAGCTACGTTTAAACAGAGAACTCGCTAAAGCATTAATTGACTTCTTTGAATTAGATTAAAAAAAAGAGGAAAAAAAGGATGCCACCCTACAAAATCAAAGAATCGTTTAGATGGCTCAGCCCAGAATTCACCTACAACGATGCCCCCGGAGACAAAGTGATAATCAGAGGCACAGCACTGTTTAGCGCAGAAAAATACTTTGACAAAGGCATAAGCCAAAATATGCGACGCTACGTACAAGACGAACTCTTACGAAGTGCTCGTACCCTAAGAGGCGCATACATTGATGTTAACCATGAAATGAGTCAATGGGAGGAAACAGGCAAACACGGACGAAAACCCACCCTGAAAGGACATGTACTCTTCGGCGAAGAAGAAGAAGGCACCATAGAATACGTCGCTGAAGTAAACCACTCTGAGTACACCCAAAAAATACGCGACACCGACAAAGTGAGAAACGGGACACTCTCTGAAGAAGCATACACTAACAAATGGGGCGTAAAACCCCTATTAGGCGTCAGCGTAGACGCAACCTTCAATCACCTACAATGCAAAATTTGTGGACAAAAATTCTATGACCCCAAAAAATTTGAAGAACACATGATAAATGAAGAACACATAAAAAACTTCAAATGGGAACCACGACAAATCGCCTTTAAAGGTCTCAGCATTGTAGAACCCCCAGCACAACCCGGAGTAAGTGGGGCAAATTTTGAAATTGTAGAAACAAGCCAAAAAGGCTTTTCACAGTTACTGGAAACGGTAATAAAAACAGCAAAGGAAAAAGAAACCATGAAAACCGCAGAAAAGAAAGGCGTACCCTACCTAATCAAAGAACAGGACGAAACCCCGCCTGAACCAGAAAAAGACGAGCATGGATGCGGACCCGACGAAGAATGGGACGGAACAAAATGTGTACCCAAAAAAGAGGAACCCACAGCCACAGAACAGGCAACCCCAGCCCCCAACACAGGCACACAATCTGAAGGCGAACCAGAAAAGCTAACCTGCCCAGAAGGATTCCACCTAGTCACCGACGATCAAGGCAACCAAACCTGCGAAGCAGACCTGCCGCCCCCGCCAATCGACAAACCCACAGCCACAGAAGCAGACGCCAACCCAGTACAACCCGCAGTGTCCACTCAAGTAGCGCCACAAGCAGAAGACGGCGTCGTAGTAACGGTTACAGACACCCAATCCCCCTGCCCGACTGGACAGCACCGCGACCCAACCACTGGACTATGCATCGCAGACGACGCGATTGTTGAGCCGCCCCCAAACATTGCGACAGAAGCCGTCAAGTTGCCGCGAATCCTAAAACTGGGCGAACCCTTCGCAGGCTACAAGAACATGGATGACTGTATAGCCAAGAACCCTGATAAGGAAGACCCCGCAGCCTACTGCGCCACCATCATGCGTAAAGTCGAAGGCGACAAAGCAAGCGAAATCAAAGAATCAAAGGACATCTACGAGACACAGCAAACTCTCACCAAGAAACTGCAGGAAATCGACACAAGAGGCTACGCAAGAGACGCACAGCTGGCAACATCAATCAACAGCGTCAACCGAGCGGCAGCCGCCAACTATAGGCAGGCAGTCAACGTTCTAAACCACGTCAACGCCATAGCAGAAAAAACCCTGACAGACACCAAGAAACTGACCCGAAACGTGGAATCCGCAGCCAACCATAACCTGCTCGCAGAAACCAAGAAACTGCGAGCCTCAGACACAATGTTGCAGAGCCAAATCAAAGAAGTCACAGCAACATCCACGAAAAACCATCAGCAACTGCAGAGCCAAATCATAGAGGCAACAGAAGCCGCCACGAAGAGCCATAAGCAACTGCAGGAGTACACCACAGCCCAAATCAGCAAACTAGCCACGTCGACGGCGAAGGAACTGCAGACTCTTCGTAAAGCAAACCCGCAGACCATCAAGGAGATGCAACAGTTAAGACATGAGATAGAGGAAACCAAGCAGTTGGCGACACAACAGAAAAAAGACTTCGAAACCATACTCGCAACCGCAGACAAAACAGTCGAAAACCTGCAGGAACAAGTGAAAACCCTAGAGGAATGGAAGGCAACCCAAGAGAAGCAACTGACAGAAACCCAAAAGAAAGAAAAAGACAAGAAAACCCAGCAGGACACAATCAAGGAGGCGCTTGAGCCACTGCAAACCCAAATCAGCAACCTCGAAGCCAAACTGCACGGCAACTTCAAACAAACCCACAAAACCCCGCCAAACGAAGAGTCAGCCGACGACTCAGACCAACTGCCATACGACAGCGACTAAGCCACGTCCTAACTTTTTATCATAATTCTTTCACATTCACCTAAGTTACTTACTCACAGTCACTACCCTAGAAATAGGGCACACCACGCGAGAAACGTGAAAAAAACATTGGAGGAAAAAACATGGCAGACACAGACAACTGGGAAACACAAGAAGGATACATCTGTCAAGGCAACGTAATCGGATTCGTTGAACTCGGAACAGCCGCAGTCGCGGGAGAACCCCTAGGCTTCGGCGACCCCGCCGCAAACAAGATAGTCATGAACCTGTACAGCGGCGAAGCCAACGCAGTAGGCGTCGCCCTCAAAGGCGGAGTCACAGGAGACAAAATCCCCGTCTGCTTCTACGGCGTAGTAAAGATGGTCGCATACAGCACCGTCACCGTCGGAGCCGCAGTAATCAACAGCGCCACAGCAGGAACAACCATCACATACGGCAACGTCACCCCACTAACAGCAACAGACACAGGCAACCTCGTCGACGTTCTAGTCAGCAACAACGGAACAGGCACAGCATTCATCCTAGGCATGGCACTACAGGCAGGAACCACACTAGGAGACGAACTGCTCGTACTGGTAGGCGGCTTCGGACGCTAAACACAAGGAGATGAACAAAGATGACAATGAACCTGAAAGAAATCCTAGACGCAACCAAACCAAACCGCCAAGCAATCGGACGCTGCATGGAACAGACAAAACCGTTCTTCCACCCCGAAGACGCAAGCATCTACACGGGACTTAAACAGCAACAGCAAAACGACATCCAAGAATACCTAACCAAAATCCCACTCAAACGGCTAGTCGAAAAACTGGCAAGAGAAGACCCAAGCCTAAAAGAGTACCTCGGACACAGCGGAGCACTAACCACAGGAGCCACAGGAGAAGCAGGAGCCAACTACCTGCTGCCCGACAAAATCTACGCTGAACTCTTCGAAAACGCAAGATGCGCAGACATCACCCCAATCGTCAGCAACGTCGTAGACACGCCCGGAGCAACACTTAAAATCGACGTAGAAAAAGACGGCACATTCAAGCCCCACTTCGGAGCATCAGGTGGAGAAGCGCCAGACGAAACAATAGAAACCGCGCAGGGCACCATCACCCCAAGACTCTTCAGCATCAACATAGGCGTAACCAACGAAATGATAGAAGACAGCCTCTTCGACCAGATGGAAACACACGTCAGAATCGCAGGCAAAGCTATGGGCGAATGGAGCACCAAAATGTGCCTCTTCCCCATCATGGAAGACCACAGAGGAACAACAACCACATTCAGGGTCGAAGGCGATTACAACGGCGTGAACAGCGGAGGTGCAACAACCTTTGACATCTCAGACGTGCTAGAGGCAGAAGGCGCAAATTCAACAGACGGATTCGACACGACACACCTGATCATACCCCCACACGGACCACAAACGCTATTGTTGGGAGCCGCAGGCTACCCGCACGACTGGACAAAACTGAAAGACGTAGTCAACCTATCCAACAACCCCATAGCAAACATCTGCGGAATCGACGTAGTCAGAGTCAAACACATAACCACATCCGACACAAGCGACGAAACAAGCTACATCGCCGGACTCTACGCCACAACCTGGCACGCACTTGCAGTCAACAAAACCTACGGCATCCAAACCGTCAGGAAGCGGTGGCTCAAAATCGAAAACTACAGCGACCCCATCAGAGACTTGGTCGGCGCAGTCGTATCCGCACGGCAGGGACACCTAGTAGCCTACGCAGACGCATGCTGTGTAATCAACTACGCATAAGCGGAGACCTGAATCTCCGCCCCCAACTTCCCCTTTCTTAAACAAAAACATATAATTCCTTTAAAAATAGAGGTGAAAAACCAGAATGTTAAACATAAAAGAAGCAGTAGACAAAACGCGACCACAACTAGCCAAAACAAAAGAATTCATGGAACAGCACAACTACTTCGACCCCCAACAATGCAACATCTACGCTGGACTCAAACGCAGCACACAACGCGAACTCTCAGAAACCCTACACAAATGCACGCTCCGCGACCTACTGAAGGGACTAAGCAAACGCGAACTAAAAGGACTCAAAGAGTTTCTGCCAACCGCAGGCGGACTAACCACAGGATCGCTCGGCACCGCAGGCGCACAGTACCTAGTTCCCACATGGATGAGCCAGAAACTGTACGCAGCAAGCACAGGTACAGACATCGTGCCCCTAATCAGCGCAGACGTGTTTGAACCCAGAGGCGGCGACTGCACAGTCCCCATTGGCGTACTAGCCACCCAACAACTAGGCGAAGGAACAGTGGCACATGAAACAGTCGACGCAGACGCTGCAACAATAAAGCTGGTGAAAATCAGCGCCCCCATAGTCGCAACCAACGAGATGATAGAGGACACCGAGTACGGCTTAATCGAATGGCACATACAGAAGGCAGGCGAAGCCATGGGACGCACAGGCGGAAACCTAGCCCTCAATGTCCTAAAAACAGCCACAGACGGTTACGGTACAGTAGTAACTGGAGCGGCAAGTGCTTCTGAAACAAAACCAAACGAAATACTGGATATGTTCGAGGAAGTAAGCCGAGGGGACAGCGTCATCCAACCAGTCTGCGACACCATGATAATCACTCCAGAAGCATGGAGCCACAGCGCGTCAGGCGTAGAAGTGGCAGGAGGAACAGCAGGAGACTTCTGGAGAGGCGAACCAATCACCCAACGAAGTCCCGCACAAGGATTTACCCTTGTCTACCACGGCATGGACACGCTATTCAGTGGATCAACAAGTATATGCACAGGCGGCGGAGGCGCAGCCATGACAGAATGCAAAACTATAGTGTTCGACAGAAAGCAAGCCATGGTGACTGCACGCAAGAACTGGCTCAGAATCGAAGACTACAGCAACCCAGTCATGGACTTGGCGGGCGCAATCGTTTCTGGCAGACAGGACAGCGTCACGGTTGTAGACTGCGCGATCGGAGTGGTGACAGAGGCATAATTTAATGATGAACAAACTAAACAAAAGAGGGCATTAAATGAGTTTTCAAGCTAAGGTAGAGTGTCCTCGCTGTCACCAAATCTGGACGCTCCCACAGGGAAGCCCCGGAACATACTGCACCTGCCATCTATTCTGTCAGTATGGCACTAAGCCATCTGACTGCAGTTTGACAGATGCGTATTATGAGGGCAACTGGGGCTGGCCCGTGGGCAGTGACCAGAACCCGAAGGATGAGGGCGCGAAGGTTTGGGAGCGCACCAAGTACTGCAGTGTCCACGAAGTTTATAGCACTAAGGAACCAATTTGGTTGGAGGTGAACTGGGAAGAATGGTATCAAAAAAGAAGGTTACCAAGAAAGATGCGGGAACTGCAGAAAAGATAGTAATGCCAATAGCTTTGGAAGATTCTGAAATACAGGATGGCGACGTAACACTTCCATTACTTGACGAAGAGTCTACTGATGAAGTTCCTGAAAAAGCAAGCACCGCCAAAACAGAAACCACAGAACAACCCGTCGAGGAACCCAAAGTCGCGTTCGTTGACGAAACCACCAAACTGCTCAATCTGCTGGGCGAAGCTCCGCCTGTGCCCCTGATTCTATCGATAGAGGACGCGGTCAAGTTCGTTGACAGGTACAGAGTGTGGAAACTGAAAGTCAAGGCAGAAACTGGCTAAAGAAATCTTAAATACTAAATCCACGAAGAGTCTATGGTGGTGAATCAATGTGACTGAGGGTGAATTTTTACGACAATGGGCTGAACTTAGAAATTCAACATTGGACATGCAAACCGCATTAGTAATGATTCTTTCAAACCTTGAAAGAGACTTAAAAAAAGCGGCAATGACAGACTTTGAAACAGGCACCTATGGTGCAACCATGAAAACAATCAAGTACTGGTTTGGTGACTCTTCGTCAAATGTAAAGATTCTTGGATAAGTCTACTTGATTGGTCAAAAATGAAAAACACTTGGAACAAAATCCCACCAGACAAACAGAAAATAATCCTGAAAGAAGGGTACTGGAGCAAAGGAAAAGGAATATTCGATGAAGACTCTTCGTAGGTTCTTATCATGACTCAGCAAATCGAAAAACAACCCCAACAGCAAAAACAGAAACATTCCCGCATCTTCATAGGCATACCAACTGGCCCTCCGAAATTATACAGCACCTACATCATGGTAGCCGCACTCGCAAACCTCGACTACGACAACTACGAAATCCATTGGGCAGTCACAGGAGGATACGACAACAAGCTCTTCGGCGACTTCAAACGTAGACTCAAAAAACTCAACGAAGCAGTCAAATGGCCCGACAACGTCACATGGCACATTCACTACGTGCCACTCAGCAAAAAGGAGCGCATGACCCGATACCAGCCCATCCTCAGAAACAAAACAGTCCTCAGAGACGCCTTCCTAGACACCGACATCCCCTACTTCCTGCTGCTGGGCGGAGACAACCCGCCCCCACGCAACGCCATCCACAGATTACAGAAAGCCGACGCGGACATCAGCATCGGACTCTGCTACCAGCGCCCAAACGTAGACCAAAGATGCGGCACCTACCCGCTTGTGTGGCGCTACGCATGGATGCCGCAGGAGCTAGAGAAGTTCAAAGACGAGCTTGACCCGCTTGTGCTGGATGAGCTTCGGCTGGCATGGCTCCACTGCCCCGTCATGATTCCCCTCATGTTCGACCCAAACTGGAAACGCAAACGGACAGTCTGGGGCATCACAGGCGGCGACGGCTGCGCCCTAATCAAGCGCAGGGTGCTGGAGATGATTGACTGGGGCGTCACGCCCGACAACGCGTACCACAGCGAAGACATCCACTTCATGACTCTAGCGCTGTGGCACGGCTTCACAACAGCCTGCGCCGTAGACTTGCACATTCCACACTTCGACCCAGACGGCAAAGCATACTAACAAAGATTTTATAAGCGATTGCCACGAAGAGTCTACCAGTGGTGAGTCAACGTGGATGAGGGAGAACTAAAAAAGCGAATAGAAGCAAATTTTGGCAATAATCTTGAAATGATACTTAGAGAAATTCCTGACTTACAAAATAATATTAAATTTGCTGGAAGTAAACTGAAAAAATATGCTCTTGGAATGTGTTTTATCAAGATTGACTTGGCAAAAAAAGAATTCCCAAATTTTGATGATTTTAATGATATAATTAGTGGAAATGCACGAGCACAAGCATGGTTCATTAACTGGTTTGGTGACTCTTCGTGACTCAAACCGTAGAGCAGATGAGTTTCGAGGAATTCATCGATAACCCCCCCTTCCCTAGATTTGTTCAATTTGAAACAAGCACAATTTGTAACGCACGGTGCCTCATGTGCCCACACGACAAAATGAAGAAACGTCCACAAGCGCCGTGGAGTCTAATCTCAAAGATAATCCGCGAAGTCGCACCCAAAGTCGACGCGGTCTGCCCCTTCCTCATGCAGGACCCCACACTCGAACCCCGCCTAGTCCCAATCCTAGCCAACATCAAACAACGCAACCCAGCCTGTCAGACAATCGTCTACAGCAACATGAACCACCTCCCCGACGCAACAATCAAAGGCATAGTAGACACACAAATCCTCGACGAACTCCACATCAGCTTCTACGGACCAACCGAAGAACTATACAGGAAATGGCAGCCCCCACTAAACCGAGAACGCACAATCATCAACATCAAAAAATTTTACCTCTACAGGCAACTAACCAAACGACTCAAACCAAAAATAACCCTGCACGTACTATCTGTGCCAGAAATCATGGACGCAATAGCAGGATACGGCGACGTCACAAGCTACGTCGACAGCGTCGCAAACGTGCAGTACGACACCTTCCACGGCGACATCCCAGACCTAGCAGGCGACCAAACACGATACATGGGCAAGCCAGCCCCGCGTGTGCCCTGCCAGCGACTGTGGACGGGAATGAACATCCACTCAAACGGCAACGTGGTGCCCTGCTGCATCGACTACAACGACGAACACGTCCTCGGCAACGTAATCGAACAATCAGCAGAGAAAATGTGGAACAGCCTCGAATTCGCCAAATTCAGGAAACTGCACACAGAGGGCAGATGGAACGAAATCCCCATGTGCAGACGCTGCAGAGTACACGAGTACCAATTCAACAAAGGGTGGGTTGATTGGTGGACGAAAAAATAAACAAGTGCCGTCAATGTGGTGTAGTTCTAGTTAAAGATGTAAATTGGTTTAAGTCTTTCGTAGATAAAAAACACGGAAGATATTATTTGTGTAAACAATGTGCAATTGAATCCTCTAGAAAATGGCGACTAGAAAACCCAGAAAGAGTTAATTTTTTGCAAAGTCGCAACCATCATAAAAAAATTCAAAAATACAGAAAACTGATTTTAGATTTATTAGGAAACAAATGTAATAATCCAACTTGCCCCATTTCACCTGAAAAGTTAGATAAAAGAGCTTTACATATTGACCATGTTAACGGTGGAGCATATCAAAAGGGGAGAAGAATAAATTCTGGTAGGTACCCTCAATATCTTAAAAAAGTCTACAATGAGTTAAAAAACGGTTCAAAAGATTATCAACTATTATGCGCTTATTGTAATTGGATGAAACGATTTAAAAATAACGAATTACCTACACCAAGGTGTAAAAAAGGTGGCTAAACAAAAAATAACCTACAGCCAAGTGCTCGAAAAACTCAGCCTACCCCCGGACACAGACAAGGTTAAACGATGCAACTTCTGCGGCAACCTGCTTCACCTAATCAAAGTCAACGACATCGTCGGCTTCTGGGTACACAAAGGAGAGGACGTGCAGAAATGTGAAGAGGCAAACAAGATGTATCCGGGTAAGCCCATGATAGTTCAGAACATGAACTTTTACCGCGAGATGAAAAACATCTGGATGGGAATAAGACAGGCAAAGGAGAACAGAAAAGATGGTGGGAATCCCAAAAATTAGCGAATACAATCGCAGTTGCCTAAACTGCCACTGGTTCCAATTCAACACAAAACGTCCCACAAGACTCAACAGAGAATGCTGCTACCCCGGCAAAGTCACAACCAAACGAGGAGTCTGCATGATGTGGAAGGACACACGCACACTCTGGCAACGGCTGCGCGGAGAAAAAATAATGAAGGCATTCTGTTGACTGAACTAGACACCCCTAACTATTACAGTCAATGGCAGAAGATGCCCGGAAACCCGCTAACATGGCAGAACACGCAAGAGCAAGTCAACCACAAAGGACGCGCATGGATTGCAGATCACATAAAGAAAACCAGCAAATCAGTCCTCGACATAGGCTGCGGTATAGGACTAGACTACGATCACTATAAAGACGGCTGCATCAAATATCTGGGCGTAGACATCACCCCAAAGTTTGTTGAAGCCGCCAAACAGAGAGGCGCCCCCGCAGAAGTCGGCGACGTGCTTAACCTCAGATTCAAAGACGAAAGCTTCGACACCGTATACTGCAAAGACCTTCTCATACATCTGCAACCCGGAGAATGGCGCCGCGCCCTAAAGGAGATGGCGCGCGTCGCAAAAAAGCAGATAATAACCCTAGAGGACAGATGGAGAAACGAAACCGTCTACGCGCTCATAGAGAAACATGCAAGCTTCAACGAAAGCAAACACGACTTCGAGATGCTGCTGTTCTTCCACAACACATACAACGAATCCGACTTTCTGAAGCAGGCATGCCTGCTGGGGCTGAACGTTGAAACCCGACTGGTGAAATGCAGTCCCCCAATCCGAAGTTTAGATGGTCGTGTACGCTTCAGTCAAATCACAATCTACACCAAAGAATAACGTTGCCATCTTTGTGTGGTTTAGTCTAGCCTAAACAGCAAAAAAAGCTAAGGCGTATTTTTAGCCCGTTACTCTGTTTTCTTCAAGTCGCGTATCCGCATCACAATCTCTGAAATCCGCTTTTTTCGCGGCAAATCAATAACAAGTTTGCCGCGCTCCATACAGTCTATACACACATTGAAATCGATGCTTGTTCCATCATAGAACACAAACTTGCACGGATAAACGACTTTAACTTGGTCTCCGCAGCAGTCACACCAAAGCGTCATCCTATATCCCCCAGATGATAGTTAAGATGGTGAGGTTGTTTACTATAACAGCTGTGTAGATGCCGACCAAGACCAGAAGGTTGACGTTAAGCGCCAGTAAGCCTTTTGGAACGTTCTTTGCGGCACAGAATTTATATGCTGCAACAAAGATTCCCGCGTAGACAACGGTTAACAGCAGCTTGAGGGGGATCAGGTTGACAGAGAATAGGGGGTTAAGCTCTGCGGCGTCTATCGAGAAGCCGTGCAGTGTGGTGGCTACGTCAGCCACATTCAATGTGATGAGAGTAATTAGTAGAGTTGCTTGTTTGCTCATTTGATTCACCATGTATATTATGGTTATCCTGTTTATTAAATGTTACGATAGGAGATATTTTGTATGGCGACAATAACAGCACAAACCCTACTTGACAGAAACAACTGGGCAACCACGGACATACATGCAACCGCAGTCACAGCCCTAACAAGAGTAGAGTACCTCATAGACGACGCCATAGACTACATAAACGGCGAAGCAGGAACAACAATAAGCAACATGGGCGGCGGAGGCGCAGGAAGCAAAACGGTCACCGTCACAGCCGCGCAAGCGCCGATAGTCAGAGCGTTAGCTGCACTTCTGGTGCGAGCGTACTTGGATAAGGGACCAAACGTTGGCATAGGCGGGCTGGGGGTAACAGCGATAATATCTGACCCTCAGTATAAGCTTCACATGATGATGATAATGCAGGGCATCAACAGGTTGAGGGGAAGAAGCTTTGTCCGCACCTGACTTCGGGCAGATAAGACGCAGACTAGAGCAGCTGGGTGTGTCAACTGAGGTTACGTACTACGCGTTGGCTTTGGGTGCGCAAGATTCAGAGACTGGACAGTACGCGCAAGGGTTCACCCCGTCTACGATAGACATGATTCTGGTTCCGCATGAGCCATCTTTTGTGGTTCTGCCGTCTGGAGTGGACAGCCAGAATGTGGCTACGGGGTACACTGACACGCAGGTGTTTGAGGGCGACAGAATCGAGGATGCCAACGGTTTAGACTATGTGGTTAACACTGTGGTTGAGCATGCCTTCGGAGACAAGACAATCTACTACGAATGCGAACTGGCTATGCTGTTTCCCTACACGCAGTCAGACGTAGTGTACCCTTATCCTGCACCGCCGACTGAGGGAGGATTATCATTGAATGTTGGAGTAGCATTGTTTAAACCATTGACGATAGAGTCTATTCTTGATGATGTAGTGGCGTACGATAACACTGAGAAAACCTGTTCAATAGGCACAGTCTTGGACGTTGATGGCCCAAGAAATAATCAAACATTCACCTGTTCAATAGGCACGATTTTGGATGTTCAAGTAGTATAAAATGGAGATGACAAAACAAAATGTACACACCACTAAAACTGTTTTGGCAAATAACCATAACGGATACTAAAACAGGAAAAATAATCAGAAGAACACGCAAGCGATTAAGTCATAGTTTTGTTAAACAGTTCTTGCAGTTACTAGAATTTAGTTTTAGACATGCATGGGGAGGAGCAGGTGATACCGTAAACATTATAGATACAGGTAACACATCGAGAGCAGCGGCAATGGATACTATGAATAGTGCTACCACTGCTGTACCGCGTTATTTTTTTGCTGTAGACGCACCAGAAGACGACGACACTTATGGAATAGTCGTTGGCAGTGACAACACTGCAGAAGACAATACCGATTACAAACTGAATACACAAATCGCTGATGGTGCAGCCGCTGGAGAACTTGATTACACCTCACACACTTGGGTAACTTCAGCAGTTGTAGGCGCAAACGTGGACTTCCAAATACAAAGACCCTTCATCAACAACAGCGGCGGAAATGTGACAATAGAAGAATGTGGCATATACTTGAAAACGTGGTGTGTTAGCGGGTCAACAATGGTTACCGGATATATTTTCTGTATTGTCCGTGACACCACAGGAACCGTCACTGTAGCAGATGGGCAAACCGCCACGGTAGACTACACATTCAGAACCACGGTGTAGCACCTTGAGTCACTTCCAACAGTACGAGCAGCTAAAAAGAAGAATCACAGGATTAGGCGCAAGCGTAGACGTAACCCACTATGTCCTATCATTGGGCGCACAGGATGGCACCACAGGAATATACGCGAAAAGCTTTGCTGGAGCCGCAACAATAGAAATGCTCATAGTTGGCAAAGCAGCAATGCAGATGGTCACAGCTATGGGAGTAATCTTCAGAAGCGACGCAGTAGGCTTCACAAAAGACACAATCAGCGAAGGCGACGAAATCAAAGACTCAGCAGGCACCTACTACGTCATAGACAGCATCAAGAGCCACTACGTCGGCGACCAGCTAATCGCGTACGAGTGCCAGCTAACCCATCTCCCACTACATGAATAACATGAGTGAAGTATCATGGTTTACGACGCAAGAAACAGGACAAAAACTACACATTGATTGAATTGACAGTTAATCCAGTATGACATTGTTGACAAACCGTAATCACATTTAATGGTTCTGCATAGTTTTCATGATGATGTTGTAATCTATGTTCTGAACCGCAAACTTCACAATTAGATATGATAGGATAATAATAGTTTGCTTGATTGATTGCAAACCGCATTTCTTTCTTATTTGTCATGTACTCACGATGGAGTTTGTTGACCTTGTCTTTATTATTTGTACAATAAATTTTTCTATAATCTAACATTTTGTCTCTATTCTTGTAATAGTACTCTTTTGCCTTTACTTTCTCTTTGGCTTTCACCATTGGATCTAATCGGCACTTACGCATACGCAATTTTGTTTGCTCTTTATACCTATCAGGATTCTTACGATAATATTCTCTTGTGCGAGAAATGCACTCTTTTCGATGTTTGCGATAATATTCACGATCACGTTCTAAACATTCCTCGTAATGTGTTGCTCGATATTTCAGATGTGCCAATTTTTCCCGTTCCTTAACTTCAGGTCGTTTACGTGCCTCTCGATGATATTCTGCATCATGCCGCCTTCTTTCCTCTTTACTCATCGGCATGGGTTTTCCTCCATTTACAATTCACTAATAAAGGTTAATGTGATATAAAAATGGTGTACGATCCGAGACAAAGGACAAAGGTATTTTTAGACGATAAATTGACAGCCGCCAACATGAAAGAAGACAACGGCGCAACCAACGCAGCATTCATCGTACACTTCAGCGACCCCCCATACCCCCTCAAACTCGTGTTCTACGGAACAAAAAACATAGACATCATATTCAGCGTGGACACGCCCACCACAGCCGCAAAACTGGACTGGGACGGAACAATCATAGGCTACAGAGAAACCGTGCCCATCAGCATCTACACGGTAGACAAGACGGGAATCACGGGCACCGAGCTACGTTGGAAGGCGGAAGCCGAACTCAGAAGGATCGTTGAGACCTACCCTGTCGACCCAGCAGTCGATACATACCGCAGCCTAAACAGAGTATCAAAGAATGACAGGTGGATGGGCGGCTGGATACTGCACAGCGTCACCTACAACCTAACCTATGAGAGGGATACAACCTAATGGTAAGCATAAGCTATGGTCATGGCAACCTCTACGATTTTGGCAGCAACTTCCTATTTGAAGGAAGCACAGTCTACACTGC